TATTATATTTATAGTGTTCTCCTTTATTAATTTCTTCTAAAAGATTTCTTAGACCAACTTGAGCATCTTTTTTATTAGCATAATTAATTTGTTTAAGAAGATTAGTAATATAACTGTTATTAATTACATCAGATGATAAATTACCTTCAGCATTAACGCTATTTAATTCGTTACGTACAGCAGAATAGTTAACAAGTTTTTGACATATATTAACTATCGGTTCATTAAGTCTATCATAATTAATATTAAAAGAATCAAATAAAGGAGGTTCTTTAGTATATTTCTGTCCAATTTCTTCAGAATATCTTACAGCTTCATTATAAGCTTTTCTTTCATTATTATACTTATTATATGACTCATTATATTCTATAACAGTAGTTTCAACTTTTTGTAAAAGATCTGCTATATTATTTAATAGCCCAATCATGTTAGACCTAACAGGATTACTTCCGTTATAAATAAATCCAAGTATTTCATTACGAGTTACTTTAGGATAATATTTTTTAAGTACTTCATAAATAGCTTCTTCTATTTGCTTATTTAATTCTTTAGGAGTAACACCATCATCTTTAAGTCTAACAGCAACAAGTCTATTAGAACTTTTATCTAAACGAGCGACTAATTCTTTAATACGATTAATATCGTTTTCAGTATATAAATCTCTCATTGTACTACGAGTTGTATTTAGCATATTATATATCATATAACTCATAGCATCTAAAGATTTATTGGATTGTTCAAAAGTAATACCAGATTCAGTAATAATAGACATTGTTTTAATAATCTTAGGATTACTTAATTGACAAAATATTCGATTAGCAAATACAGGGTCATTAATACAATCATCTGCAATTTTAATTAATCCATAATCTTCAGCAATATCTGTTGCCATTCTTACAATACTATCTATAAAATCATTAACAGAATTAAAATTACCTCTTGTATATAATTCTCTAATAATAAAATTAGCTCCCATAGTAGTTTTAAGACCAATTTCATTATTAGTGTCATAATTATAAACTCTTGTACCAACTTCTGCTGGAGAATCTAATTTATAAATAGTATTAAAATATAATTTTAAATCAGCAGCAACAGGTTTTTCAAAACTTGCCCAAAGTTTATCTTCCCAAGACTTAGTAGTTTCATCAATACTTTCAGCACCCGAATTAGTATAATCTTCATCGTCAGTAAAATTTTCATTAGTAAGTTTATTACTTTCTAATATATTTTCAAATTCACCAACTATATTAACAAGTTTACTACTTTCAAATGCTTTTGTAAACCAAAAATTAGGATTACGTTTAACTTGTTCAATATAATTATTACGATTCTTTTGTGTTATATTACCAAATTTATTAACTAAATTATATGCTTTATTATATTGTTGTCTTCTTGCTTCAGTATATTCTTTATATACTTCATTAAGTTTCTTTTTATTATTATCTACATCATTATCGTTCTTAATAAGTTGTTTAAGCTCTATTATTTTCTTATTAAGACGTATAGCATTATTGTATGCTTCTTTAAATTCTTTAATAGTATTATCATCAATTTCTTTATTTTGATTATAAACTTTTAAAGCAACATTATTAATATAATCTTTTTCAAGAGCGTCAATAGCTTTTTGAATTATTTTAACTCTATTAAGTTTAACATTGTTATATTTACTCGATTTACGTTCTTGCTCATAAAGAAGAGAAATAATAGTAGCGGTATCATTAATAGCAATATTACGAGCTTTAACACTACTAAAACCCATTAACAAATCAGCTTGACGTTTAGCAGCAGCTGTTGTAACATCTTGGTGTTTAAGTTCATAATATTGTTTTAAAATTCGTCTAACAGTATTTTGTTTATTTTCTAAAATAGACTTAGTAGAATCAAATTTTTCATCTTTTTTACAAAATTCTAAAAAATCATCGCTCTGAATATATCCAGCAAGCACTTTAGCTTTCTGTTTAATACCATCAGAACAATACTCTACAGTTTTCTTAAGAGTGTCATTAACATCTCCTTTAATAACATAACCAAATTCAAAACATTCCATAACATTAAGTTTAACAATATTAATAAATAAAAACCGTCAATTATGATAGCTGTTTTTAGCTTCATAATTGACGGTAATATATAAGGCTTAACTACTTATCTACATGCGTATTTAAGTTCGCCATTTCGCAGCATTTTAGCTATTAACGGCTTGTCTTGCTCCGAGTAGCTATTGAGATAGTCTGCCATGTTATTAATTCGAGTAATATCCAGAGTTTCAGCAATGATATTACCGTCATTATTTTTAACAGCATTAATATCCTCTATATCAGAAGTAATTGATAATAGTTCATCAGAATCATTATTAATAGTATTATAATCTTCATCTTCAATTATATCAGAATCATAATCATCTTCGTCAAATTCATCATCTTCTTCATTAATATCTTCTTCTATAATTTCAGATTCTTTAGTAATATCTTCACCAACATCTTTATCAGATAATACTTGATTATCTTTAATATCTTGCTTTATTTCATTTTCGTTACTTATATTGTTATCATTAATATTTAATATCTCATATTGACGAGCAAATATAGTATTGTTTTTAATACTACTATCTTTTATATTAAATATTTTAAGTAATATATCAATAATCTTTTGAAAAATACTTTTCTTTTCATTATCTTCTGTAACAACGGCAACACCTTCTCCAGTATATTCAACTTGATTTAAATACTTAATAATATTACTTTGAGATAAACTTTCAACAAGCCATTCTTCAGCAAATACTCTACGTTGTTCATCTTCAGAAAGTTCAATATAATTATCTTTTTGTTTAGCTTTAATACGTTCAAAATAATCTTTAAAAGTAAAACCATTATCTTCAATCCATTTCTTAATGTTGACAGCTAATCTATAACGTTCGCTATTTCTATCTCCATAATTAACATCATTATTAACAGTTTCAATAAATTTATTATAAGTTTCAAATAAATCATCTATAATATTTTCTTTATCAAAAAGATTATGTTCATCAATATGAGCATGAAGTTGTTCATGAATAAGTAATCGAACTAACGTAGTAGGAGAAGAATTAGCTAAATTAGAACCAGCTTTAGTAAATATAACAGCTTTTTTATCTCGATTATATTTAGCATTACCTGTTTTGTCTTTTTTATCATAATAATAAGTACCAGAAACGATAGGAATACCATAAACATTTTTGCCAGTAAGTAAATCAATAGTTGATTTAGGAATAGCAGCTTTTTCAAGAAGACGTTCTGTAGAATTAGCTTTTTCAAGAGTAGCAGTTTGAATCGTGTTAGCAACTCCAACAATTGAATCTTCCTCTACGGGGGATTGAACTTGATCAGGTACGGCAAGAGTAGCAACATTGATATACATAGAAGTAGCTTTATCAACATCGTTAAAGAATCCTCCATGTTTATTGACCCCTTGATTTGTATTAAAAGCATTATTTTGAAGAACAAAATCTCCAAAATTATCATATACAATTTCGCTATCTCCGAGTTTAACTACAAATTTATTATCTCTTTTAAAGAAATAAGGATTATCTGTAGTATTACCGTTACCAACATTATTAAGAGTAAAGAATGTTCTATTATAAATAGTATTATTAGTTATTTCTGTAGCAATAATATTTATAAGTTTATTATTAACATTAATAAAACTTGTAGTTTTTGAATTATCACCTGCAGGATTATAAGTAATACCTGTACCTAATTCGTTTGAATTACCAGCTTTAAACTTATGTATAATAACGTTAAACTTAGAAGTATTATGTCCAATAGAAAGAATTATTTGATTATTAGAACTAATAACGTCATAACCATAAAATATACTTGGAAATTTAGTATTGGCAGAGTTAAATAATAAACCAAGTTTATCTCTAACTTCTTCAAAAGTATATTTTCTATTTTGAAAACCAGTTAAAATATCAACAAGTTCTTTATGAAGATTTTCTTTAATTTTACCATCAACTTTATTAGCACTTGTAAACATGGCTATAATAGGAGTTTTACTTCTACCTCCAATTAGGAAGCCCATATTACCAGCAAGAAAAGGAGCAGTAATTTGTTGTTTCTCGCCTGTTAATTCATTGATAGCAACTATACCATCTTTATCACTATCAATACCAACAATAGCGTGTTGGTCAGATTTAAAAGGTAATTCATTAACACCTTTTTCAGTATTTTCAATAATAGCATCAGAAGTTTCTTTTACACCTTGATTTGTTCCTGTTTGTCCAGCATATTTAACAATAACTTTTTTACCATTAGCAGCAAGAGTTCCAATTTTATGAGTATTTTTATAATTATTAAAAATATTTTCTTTCCATTGTTCATAACTATCTTTATATTCTTCAATAGTTTGAGCTAAAGGATTATAGAAAATAATATTTTTAAGATTATAAATAATACGTTTAGCTTTATCTATATCAGTTATTAAAGCAGGATTAAGTTTAATTACACCATCTTTAATAGCTTTTTGAATAACTTCACTATTATAGATTCTTTCATATTCTTCTTTAGTTAAATCATATCCATAACCTAAATCATAAAGATTTTTCTTATGGAATAAATCCCATAGTTCGTTTTCATTATTAAAAATAGATTCAAATAGTTCATCTGTATTAGCTTCAATTTGATTATTTACTTTACGAACATGATAATTAATACCGCCTTTTGGCCCAAGTTTTATTCTATAACCATTATTATCACTATCTGGAACAACATTAGAAATAAATCCAATTTCAATACCTTTGCGTTTAATAGCAAAAGAAACAATATCATGATTTCTATTTTCTACAGGAACAATTTCTAAATCATCTCCTACTTGTAAAGCATTAACAACTTGTTCATAATCAGGACCTCTATTAACACGAGAAGGAACAATATGCATATAATTATCAATAAATTCAACTCTTTTACTTGCTTCATAAACAGCATTATAAAAATCTGTAGGATTATTAAGCAAAGTATTAAGACTACGTTTATGTGTAAATACATAATTAGTATTATAAGAATTATTAATAAAATCTTTTATATTATATAATATATGATAAGCAGTTTGAACATCTAAATCTAACATTTGTTTATTAGCATCATCAGATAATATTTCAATAATATCTTTAAATAAAGATTCAAGATTAATAACAACTTTTTGATTTTTAATAACAGTATTTCCTTGATGGTCTTTAGTTTTAATTTTATTTATAGTAATACCTTTATATTGAATATATGCTTCAATAAAATCTTTAATTATTTGATCAAATTCAGTATCTTCAATAGTAGTCGTAATAGCGTTAACTTCGTTGTTATCATTAGATTTAATGGTTACTTTTTGTTTAGTAGCAAGAGCTTCAGCAAGACGTCTAAAAGTTTCAGTTTTACTATCTTTACGTCTTTCTAAAGCTCTAACTATTTGTTTCATTCCCATATTAACACCTCTTTGAGCAGCATGAGGTGCTACTTCTGGACTAACACCTTCTTCAATAAGTTGTTGAGTAATAGTTTCTATAATATTTTTAACTTCTGGACTATTACTATTTTTATTTAAAGCATCTTCAAATACATTAGGAGAAGTTCTAAAAAGAAGAAAAGTTTTACTACTTGCAATACCTACAGCTCGTTCATTAATAGTAGGATCAAAAGATTTAGCGAGTTTAACAGCATCATCTAAATCTTTATTAGTAATTTTATCTTCATCTTCAATAATTGCTTTAACAGCAATTTCATTAGGATCATCACTTTGTTGTTTAGTTTGAGTTTGAGAAACTCCACTTCGTGGAGTTTGTTCCCCCGTAGAGGAGTTATCATTATTAGATTGTTGATTATTGCTAACTTCTGCAGCAGTATTATTAATAGTTTTTGCTTGTTCTTCACTAACTTGTTTACCGTTAACTACTACTCGTTTAGCTTCTTCTTCCTTTTGTTTTCTATTTTGACTTTCTTCTTCTATTGTAGCTCTTATAGAATTACTAAAATCTTCAGTATTAAAATATCCTATTTTAAGCATATCAAGAGATTCTTTTAATTTAGGAACTCTATTACGAAGAATATCTTGCCATGCTTTATCTAAATCTTCTTGTTCTTTAATCCAATCTTCAACTTGAGTTGCAGCATTAGACATTCTTGTCATAGTAAGATAATCAACTTGTTGAGCAATAAGATCAATTCTATCATTATAATCTCTTTGAGATTTAGGTTGAATATTTTCTAAATCAGCTTTTTTATCTTGAAGAGCAACTTGTTTATCAATTAAATCTTTAACATTATTAGGAGCTTCAGGAATATTTTTATCAGATTCGTTAATAAGTTTTTCAATATCATTTAATATAGTCTGAATATCTCCAGAAAGTCTTTCTACTTGATAATCTTTTCCAAGACTTTGATTAAAAATATTAATTATAGATTGTCTATTATTTTCAGATAAAGGATTATTATCATTTAGAAATTTAAGAAGTCCTCTTTTTCTATCATTATAAATTTTATTATATTGATTTTTAGCTTGTTCAGAAATATCTGGATTGTTATTAATTTCTTCTTGAGCTTGATTAATTTCATTTAATAATTTAGAAACATGTTTATCAATAGCTTGTCTTCTATATTTATCTACTGAACTTATATCAACATTATTTTTATTTATTTCATTTTGTATAGTATTAATTCTATCCCCAAAAGATTCAATTTCTAATTGTTCTCTCGTAAATTCTCTTGCAGCAATTTTAGCAGTATATTCACTTTCTATTTCACTATTATATAGTACGTTATATAGATTTTCAGCATATATATCTCTAACTTTATCCATTTTAGCAAAAGCTTGATTAGTAAAATCTTCTTCAGATTTAGTAAGTTGAACACCAGCTTCTCTAAAATATTCTTTAAATTCAGGACTTGTAATATATTCTTTTAATAAATCATAAGTACCTGCTTCATAAGCATTAATAGCTAAATTAGTAAAATAATCATCAATAACTTGTTGTTTTTTAATTTCAGCTTCTTCTGGAGTAAGTTTTCTATGAACATCAACTCCTTCATCTTGAAGTCTTTCTCCAGTAATAGGATCTTCAACATAATCATCTGGAGAAATATAATCATTTAACATAGTAAGTTTATCGACAACATCTTTATTTAAAGCAGCACGGTCTTGAATTTCTTTATTCATTATTTTTTCTTCAGCAGTAAGAGTATTAAGAATATTAGCATCAGATTCTTTACCTTTTAACTTTTTAGCTTTAATTTGTCTTTGAAGAGCAGAAAGTCCTTTACCAGCTCCTTGAAAAACCATGCCTCCAACAGCACCCCAAAATGCTTGTTCCCATATTTTATCATCAGTAATATAACTTTCAATTGTACGAGGAATATAATTAGGATCTAAATACATTTTAGCAACTTCTTTACCTTTTTCAGTTTGAATACCTTGATATCCTTCTTCAAAAGCTTCACTAAGTTGCAAAGTGCCAATAGTACTTAAAGGGTGTTTAAGAGCTTCTTTAAATTCATCTGTTCTATCTTTCCAAAAACTTCCTTTAGGAATATCTGTACTGGCACTTGGTTGACGTGTATTTGCATTAGCTTTTTTACGAAGATTTTCAATTGCTTGTTTATTAGAACGTCTAATTCTTGAAGTAGGTAATTTTTTACCAACTTTACCAAATAATTGACCAATACCTCTAAATTGCAAAATATCTTGACCAAGCATAGCATAATCATTAACAAAAGTTTTATCAGCAGATTCTCCAGCAATATATTTTGCTATTTGGTCAATAGTTTTACCATTTAATTCAGGATTTCTTGCATAAAAATCTTTCCATTGTTGGTCAGTATATTTTTCAAGTTCTTGTTTAGTAGATTCATAAGTTTCTGTCCAAACACCTCTTGCTTCCATATAATTTTCCATAGTACGAGAAAGAACAGCATTAGTAGTTAAATTATTAATATATTTAACAGAATTATCAAGACGAGCAACTGAAGGAGCTTTAATACCAGCACCTTTCATAGCTTTATGAGTAAGTTTAGCTAAACCTCTTGTAGAAGCATTATATGCTCTTCCTATTTTATTAATTTTCCCTAATGCTCCAATAGCTTTAGTAACACCAAGAGTAGGCAACATCATAGATAAAGTACTAAAAGCACTTATTCCATTATTAGCCCACCAACCAAAATCACCAAATGCAAAAGTAGCATTTGGATCTTTTTGATAAATTTCAAATTCATCTCTAATAGTATTTTGAATACCTTCAATATATTCACTTACTGGATTAGTATAATCATTTTCATCAGTAAAAACTTGTCCTACAGCATCTACAATATTACTAAGAGAAAGAAACGAACCAAGAACGGCTTCATTAGCAACTCCTTGTATTATCATATTACCAAGTTGTTCAAAAGCAGATTGATTTTCTGCACGTTGACGTTTTAAACTTTCTTCAGAATCAATATTATTAACAGTAATATCTTGTTCTTCAAACTTTTCTATTTCACGAGGACTATATTGTGAAGTATATCGAAGTTTATTAGCCATTCTATTAACATCTTCAGCAAAATCATCACTCATTGTATTAGAAACAAGATAAGGGGACTCTTTGGCCCCCTTTTTAGTTTTAGGATTATATTTAGGATTTCTTACTAATTCTCCATTATTTATAAAATCAATAACTTTACTCATATCTTATATGTTTAATTTACTTCCTAAATCTTTACTTAAAACAGCATAATAACGTTCTAATAAATCAGGTCTTCCAATAGAAGTTGTTATAGTTTTTGCAATTTCAAAAATACGTCCATTTAATCTTTCAATAGCATTTTCATTATCTAATTGTAAATTTCCTTGTACGAAATTATTTTGAATATCAATATATTCATTCATAGCTGAATAAATATCTACGGCTGCTTCTCTATTAATGTTAATAGCTGTATTTCCATTTTTATAAGTAAATATATTACCACCATTAGCTATTAATTGTTGAGCTCCTAATGTAGGAGTTTCAAAACTTTCACTAAGATTAGATGTCATTGCGTAAGCGTCCATTTTAGCAATATGATCTGAAGCCTTAGTATATGGACTATTTTCAAATGCTTCTTGTGCTTCATCATTAACTAATCCGGGAATAAAATAAGTTTTTGGAATACCTGTTGGTTTACCATTACTATCTAAGGTAGGATAAATTGTTATATTAGTGCCAGTACCAAAAAAAGGATTATGAGCAGAATTAAATACAGCTCTACTATTTCCAACAGCTGATACTATTTCATTACCTTTATCTTCTCTATCTTTAATATTTGTAATTTCTTTAAAAGTACCGTACCCATCGTTGTCTTCTACAGTAAACATTTTAGTATTTCCAAATCCATGAGCTATAGTTTTCCTTATTAGTTCTTCTTTGTCAATATTAAGTCTAAGACGATATTCTGTTTCATCAATTTGACCAGTATTAAGTTGATGTAAAAGTAATTGTTGATAATTTGTTTCACCACTAAGAGATTGATGACCAATAGTAATTTCATCGTAATTATCAAGTTTAGTACTTATTTTTTCTTGTTGTTTAATAAAATCGTTAGAATAATTAAGAAACTTTTTATTAGCAGCTTTTTTATATCTATTATATAAATATATATTACCAAAACCAACAGCTGCATTATGTGCAGGATTTAAATTATAATATAAAGGAACTGTATATTTACTATCTTGTTGTGATTGAGGAATTATAGGATTATATTCAGCATCTAATACTTGTACATTAATATTATCTACATTACCTTTAACAGCAGCATTAACAGTATTAGATAAAAGTAACATATTTTGATAATATTCTTTTGGAAGTCTAATATAAGAAACACTTTTTCCGTCAATTTCTTTTCTTCCTGTACTAAAGCCTAAACCAAGAAAACCTTCTTCATTATTAGAATTTAAAATTTGAATAGCTTGATTATATTCATCTGTATTATTAAAACTAACATCATAATATTGACCTTTATCTCCAAATTCAATTTGAACATCTTTTAATAATTTTTGGTCATATGGATTATCTTTGTTAAAACTACCTCCATTTTTCATTCTATTAACATAATCTACTAAATATTTATCATCTCCTTTTAAATCTTTAGTTAGATTATCATAATTCATTGTAGTTTCATTATATTCTCTAATAAGCTCACTACTTTTAACTCTAAAATCTACAAGTTGTTGTTCTGTAGCACCATTATTTTTAAAAATTAAATATGCTCTTTCAAGAGTATTTTTCCAACCATCTGTACTTGCATTAGTCATATCGACATTAACGTCTCTACCAACAGCAGTTTTAAATAGATTATATAAATCATTCTGAATATTTTGTTTTTTACTCATTAATTCAGAAGTCATATTATAATTAAGAGTTATTGGTTTAGTATCACTTGTTCTATTTAATGATTTTATATACTCATCGTCAAGTTCAGCATTCTTTTTAGCAGTTTCTGCTGCTTGTTCAGCGGCCTTATAAGTTTTTAATCCATTTCCATAAGTGGTTTTACGAGTAGTATTATAATATTCAGCAGCATATAAAGCAGGAGATATTCTTTTATTTAAATATTGTTGAGGAGAAAGAGTTATACCATTATCGTCAGTAACATCACTCACAATATTATATTTTCCTTTAGTAGTATTTATAGCTTTTTTATGTTTCCAAAGAGCAATATCGTAATCTTGTTGAAGACTTTCTTTAGCACCTGGAGTAGATTCAATAGCCGCTCTAATACCAGCTTCTATTTTACTTCTATCAAGTTTTTCAAAACTATGAGTAGTATCATCATAATATTCTCCATCAAATACTTCGTTTGGATTAGTAGTAGGATTACCGTTTTTATCAAGCCAACGAACTTGATTATAACTACCAGATTCTCTTGCAGCCCATTGTAAACCTTTAGAAATCAAAGAAGATAAATCTACAACAGCGGTTGGAGAAATATTAGGATTCCATTTTGTTCCACTAATTACTTTTCCAGTTTTTTCATCTACAATATCTTTATAATAATAAGGATTATTTTCTAAATAATATTCTTTATAATCTTCTGGAAGAGTCTTATCATTTATGATCTTATTTTTAAATTCTGTATAATCTTTTTGAGCTTGAAGTCTGCCAATCATTCCAGCGTCAGAAGCTAAATTACCAGCTTTAACTATTATATCATCTAATGCAGCAGCAGAATTTCCAAATATAGTATTATTATCTATAGTTTGTTGTATTTCAGATATTTTTTGCTGTCTCCATTCATTTTCAGCTTCATTAAGTTCAAGTTTAGCCATTTCAGCTTGAAGATTAGAAGCAGTTTTAATAGCTTCTTTATGTCCTTGTTCTAAAGTATTAAAAGTATTTCCTAAAGTATTTAAATCTACTGTTGGAACATATTCTGTATTAATATAATTAAAACCTTTCATATAAACTATGTTTTTAATTGTTTTTATTTCCGTATGTTCTCAACCATGATTCTATCATATCATTTGCTATACCTCTTACACCAAGAGCTTTTAATATAATAGGATTAACATTAGGATTTGCAGCAGCAATAGCTCTAATATTATTTTCAGCAGCTAATCTTTTTTCAAAATTACCAATAGCGTTTTGTACTCCAGCATTAATGCTATTAATCAATCCTATAGTATTTTCAGATTGTTTTTCAATAATAGCATTTTCAAAAGCATTTTTCTTTTCTTTCCAAGTATTATAATTAGTAATATTTTGATTAGCAACAGCTTGTTGATTAAGTCTATCTTTATTAATTAATTCAGTTTCAGTATTTTCTTTATTAGCATAAATATTATTAAGCAATTTAATAGTATTTAATCTACCAAGTTGTTTTCTACCTAAAGCAACTCTTGAACTTGCAGTATTAGCGTCAATTTGTCGTTCATATGCTTGTTGTTGGTCTCTAATAGTATCAAGTTGATGATTAATATTAATACTTGTTTTAAGTTTAGAAGGAATTAAATTAACAGGAGCTTTATTATATTTCATTTTCTTTAATGCTTTCTTATTAGCATTATATCCTATAATACTACCAACAATATTTGAAGCAATACCAATACCATCACTAATTAAAGAATTATATCCTCGTTTTTTCATAATATTATTACGATTATCATAATCTCGTTTAGTATTTAAATCTACACCAATAATAGGATTAAATCTACCTTTAGTATCAAGAATATCATATTTGATTTCTTCTACGGGGGTATGATAATTAACAATTGGTTGATTTATTTTATTAGATAATTCATCTTTAAGTCCTAAACTATAAATTTCTGGAATAAGAGTAACAGTTTTTTCATTATCTTCAATACCACCATTTTTGAACTTTATTCGTTCCCCCGTAGAGGGAATCATTCTTAGACTTGTCTTACCATTACTTGTAACTGTATAAACTCCACCATTTTTAGCACGTTTACGAAGTTCTGGATATTTATTATAAACTTTAGTTTTAATATCATCACGTCCATGAAGTCCTGCGAGTCTTAAAGCGTCAATAGCATCAGCTTTAGTAGGAATAGGATAACTTCTATTTTTACCAGCAAAATCTTTTTTATCTACATTAGGATAAGGTTTAGATTTAGAACCATAATCTTTAGAATGACTTAAACCACCCATACGTTTTCTATTTCTTTTTTCATAAAAATTATTAACTAAACTATCTCTATTAGCTAAACCAGCTTCTCTATATATTTTATTAATTTCTTCTCTAACTTCATCATCAGTACCTCTAAGAATAGCTCTTTGCATAGGAACATATTTTTCATCTTCAGTATTAAAATATACTCTTGCAGTTTTACCACTTCCTCTATTATAAATTAAATTAGTAATTAACGCTTCTTTAGTTTCAGTAACATTTCCTTCATCATTATAATATTTACGAATAAAATCTATTCTTCGTTTAGCACTTTGATTAGCGCTTTTAATTCTTTTAAATCTTAAATCTCTTTCATCTTCTTCAGTAATATATTCTCTTCCTTTAGAATCTTTTTTAATTTTATCGCTAATATTACCTCCAGTATATCTATCTACTCCCATTCCAAAATTATCTTTATCAAAACCTTTACCTTTAGGAGCATACCATCTACGATTAATTCTATCAAATTCTATACTATCAGGATTTTCAGAATAATTAATTAATTTACCAACTTCAGTAGTATCATAATAAGAGGTATAATCTGGACTAATAATAGGATTTTCTAAAGTAGAAACATTATTTGCTAAACTTTGTATTTCTTTAATTTTTTCAAAACCATTTTTCTTAGTACCATATCTACTTTTATTTTTTCTATTTCGATTATTCTTAGTACCATCATCGTTAATATTATTAACATCTTTATATCTTTCTTGAGCATTAAAAACTTTATTAGGATTATTTCCTTTCATAATTTTTTCAGCAGGAGATTCACCATTAAGAAAAGGAACAGAACTAAACACTTTAACTTCAGTAGGAGATATATGCATAACTTCTCCATCTTCAACTTCTAAACCAGTACGAGGATTCTTACCAATATCAATACCACCTTGTTCATGTTTTCTACCTTTCATATAGTAATAATTCTTTTTATTAGGAATAGGTATAGCAACACCACCACGAACTATATTAGGTCTAAGTCTTTTATTACTCATAATCTGTTATATTGTATATTTTGACGTTATATAAAGCCTTATAACGTTATCTTATATTGAATTTGATTAATTATACAAGAAAGCATATTAAAATCAATGTAGAGCTGATAACAGCTATTATTTACGCTTTTTCTTGCCTTTGCAGCCTCCCAATTTCATTTGAGCGAGTCTATCGGAGTATTGGTTATTATTAGGAACTTGTTGATTAACATTTTGAGTAACAGGTTGAGTAACAGAATAGCTATTAGGGGTAAGAGAAGTTTTTTGTTCATAATTAAAACCATCAGCTTTTTTAACCATTTTTGGAGCACTTGGAGAATTAATTAAATTAGTTGCTACAGAACCAATACCAGAAGCAATTCCTCCAACAGTATTATTGAGATTATTACCACTAAACTGATTTGCGATAGTAGAACCGAAATTAGCTTTCTTTCTACCACCGCACGCATATTTCTTTTGATTATTAATTCTATCTGTATAATTAGTTTTTTTAATTTTCATTTTACCACCATTTTTTAAAACAACTTTCTTTTTATATTCGTCAACATAATCTTGATTAGCATAACTTTGAGTCATAGCTTGTGCAGCAGCTAAACTATCTTGTCTATATTGTTCTTCTTGTTGTATTTTAAACGCTTTTTCTTTTGCTTTTCTTATTTTAGCAGCACTAATAGCAGAACCTATAATACCACCAACAGCTCCTATAATACTACCTAAAAATGCTTTATTACGTTTAACAACTTTATTTTTCATAATCGACTTATTTTATAATTAAGAGATTCAAAATCAATACGTCTATCTTGCATAAGAAATTCAAATTCAATAATAAAATAATTACCATAAAGTCTACTCATAACTGTAGCAGATTGATTATCTTCATTACCAATCATATCTCTAAGATAACTAAAATTCCAATTACCTAAATCCCAATAAGGTTTTTTATAATTACCAAAAATATTTTTATGTTCATTAGGATCAATGCTTTCGTTATCAACAGTAATATTTATATCATTAGTGTTAACATTGTCATTATAAACTCTAAGTATTTGACCAGCATAAGGAGTATCTAATTTCTTTACGGGGAATGGAACATCGCCTCTTACAGATTCATCTACTTTATATAATTTATAAGTAATATATTCTAAAAACTTAACAATGTCATATCCTTCATTAATAATAAAAGACAGTTTACAACTATTATTAAATCCTTCAACAGCATTAGCATAACCATAAATATTAGCATAAGTACAATAATTATTAAATGCTTCAGTAAAATTATAAATAGTATCATATACTAAATTACCGCTTTTAAAACCATTAATAAAATAAACTCTATTTTTACTATTATAAGCATCTCTAAAATAATAACTATGAGTAGAAATAAAATTTTGAGTTTTATAATTATAACTAAGAACTAAATTACGTTTTTGAGTGAAAGTACTATAATCTTCATTTTTTCTAAATATATCATAATCAAATTTAATAAGTAAACGATTATTTCTAACATCATGAGCAAATCTTACATTATTAGGTTTAGCTTTAATAAGCCATTCAACAATATCGTTACTAATAATAGCTAATTGGTTATTATCAAATCTGTAAATATTATTATCGTCATTATTATAAAATATATAGCCAAATTGGTCAACAATAGCGCTTCGCTTATCTTGAAGACCTCCATAACCTAATTCAGAAGTAAATACTTCTTTATAAGCAACATCAAAAGCGTCTGGTTGATGAAGTTGAATATTTTGGTCAATAGTTTTAAGTTCATTATTTAAATCAAACATAAAAAGACTATGTTCAGTATGAGCTAAAACTAAATTACCAATTCCAATTAAATTAATAATAATACCTTTATTTTCGGTAATATTTTTATATGCTTCTAAAGAAAACTTTCGCCAACTATTTTCTCTTGATTCATCTTGAATAACGTTACTTCTACGAATAGTTTTATTATAAACATCAATATCTTTAATATCTTCTCTATAATTACTATAAGTTTTAGGATTAAATTGGTCAGCACTACCTTGTCTATTTTCAAAAAGATCAATAGAGTTAGCTGGTGTAACCATATAGCCTGTTCTATATTGAGCACTATCATTTTTAGAAGCAGGTTTAGTTACATAAGATTGAGGTTTAGGTTCATTTTTAAAACATTTACTTTCATGAAAAACTGTATCAATAACAAGCATTTGTAAATAACACATAAATGGTCTATCATTTTCATAAGTTTCATTATGCTCAGGAGAAACAGTAGTAGGATAATATTGATATTCAGCATTTTGCATAGTCACAATACCATTTGTTTCATTAAATACAACACCTGTATCGGCATATATAATAGTGCCACTATAAGTATAAACGCCATTAAGACCAGTATTAATAATTCCAGTATTATTTTTGTTATAAAAAACATCAGTAAATTTAATAAGAGTTTTATTATTATTATTATATATATTAGGATTATCTTTAACTAAAGAAACTCTATATAAATTAATATCATTATTTTTCTTTTCAGTAGCATTAACAAAAAGATCATATTTATTATCAATAACTATACATGTCCCTACACCAATACGATTATCTTTTACAGAATTAGCAACAGCTAATTTATAATTAGGCATAGGATATAGTTTTTCAAAATTATAATCTTGTAATTGAACTTTGTTCATATCAGTAACGAATCCAAAAGGAGCATTTCTTTGATAATAATTAATATTAGGAATATCATGATAATCAAAAACGTTTTTTCCTTCAATTCTAAGAAAATCAAAATCTAATTCTAAAGTATCATCTATATCTAAATTATCACAATAAAAATTCATAGTATTAGAATTCATCGTATTTAATGAATCTTTTTTAACTACCTTATTAGTATTATCATATATTCTTAAATTGCCATTTATAATTTCTAATTCACTATAATTACCAGTAATACTTGCAACAGTATTTATTAATCCATCAATAATTCTTCCAGAAATACTTCCTCCGCCATTTTCAATAACACCATAAGCTAAATTTCCATCTGTTATTTTATTATTAACTATTTTAGCATTATATATAGTGCCGGAATATAATTTTACAGTATTATGATTATTAATTCCTTTACTAATAGTAACATTTGCTAATGAATAGTCCTTATAATTAGTATCTCTTTTAACTATAATAGTATCTGTATTTCTAAAATCATTAATAGTAAGTAGTCCAGTATATTTACTTCTTTTTTCAAATTTTTCATAAGAAATAAAATATCCAACATAATTATTAGGTATATTAATATTATTAAAATAAGGATGATAAACTATATGACTATTAACATCTATGTTATTAAATGGAACTTTAAATAAATTATCTCCATTAACGTTTATATAATTATCAAAACCATATTCTCCACTATTTATATAATTATTAAAAGTAAATATTTTATAAAATTCATAATTTAAATTTTGATTTATAAAAGGTTTTACAGAATCAATTAATTTATTTTTAACATAATCATAATCTTCTGTTCTAATTTCATTTTGTATTTCTCTAATTAATTCTTTATTAATAAAATCATAATTAGCATAATATCTAATCATATGATCAGCAGGATTTTTATAATCATTTATAATATAACCTGAAGTTAACAGTGTCTCAATTATAATATCATTTATTTTAGCAGTTTTATCAACACTACAATATATATAATCTAATCTATATTGTTTAAACTCAATTTGAGGAACTGGAATAATAAATACTACTCCATCTACTTTATTTCCGTCTTTATTAACGTGTTGAGGAAAAGTATTATCTATTTTATAACCATTAGTAAAATTACCATATTTATCTACAAAATGAATAAAGAAATTATATACTTCTCCGGGAATTAATGTAGTAGTAAGTTTTCTATTAATAAAATCTTTATCTGTTTTAATATAAGGAAAGCCTAATTGTAAAGCAATTTTCATATTATTAATTACTTTAATATTAGACATATCATCATTAATAACTATTCTATATATTTGATTCCTACTATAATCAATATTTTTATAATTAACATTACTTATAGCAAAATACCCTTTTATTCTATTTTTGTCTATTACATTATTTTCATTAGCTGTAGTTATATAAAGATCAGAAGCTTTAATAGTATTATTATTTATTCTATTATTGTTATTATCAAGAAAATCAACTAAATCTGTATCATCACAAGAAAAATATTTACTAAACGGAATTTCTATACTAGCATTAACAGGATATATAGATTCATCAAATTGATGAGGATTAGGATTTTCTTTATAAACAGTAACATCTCTTCGAATATTAGTATTTTCTGCAGTAGAAGTATTAATTACTGTCGTATATAAACCAACAGTAATATTTTTTACAGAATTAATAATTTCTTCTTCATCTATTTTATTTTCATTATAGCCAGCAATATATAATCTATTTTTATAATTAATAATATTTTTAACATTAAAATAATTATAATAATTAGCAATTAATTCTTGACTACCATATTCTTCACAATTCTTTAAATTAAGAGTATAATAATTAATAGTATTTTTAACAATATCAATATCAAATGTTTTATAAGATTTAGTATAACTTTTACTTGAGCAAATAATACCTATTTGAAATATATTATAATTAACATCTAAATCTTTAATAGCTACTTTAAAAGTTTCATTACATATATCAGTAGTATCGCTAATATAATCAGAAAAACCAACACCATATCCGTCCCACGGTTTTCGACCGATAATTAAACTTGTTAATTGATCTATTTTAATTGTTTCATTTGGTTTTTCTGGAAAAGCATCTCTATTAAAAATATATCTAACTATATTATTTCTATTAATAACATCTATATAAATAGGATAACCAATAGGATACCATTGAGTATAATCTGTTTTATTTATTTTATAACGAATAAAAAGATAATACCAACCTTTATAAGCATTACCTTTGACATACTCAACATTACTTATAGCAGGAAGTTTAACTTCAGGAACAATACTTAATTTACTTTCTACTTGTCTTATATCTCCATTATCTTCAGCACCAGCTTTATCTGGATTACCTAAATTAATAGTTCTTAAAGGAACTAATTCATTATTGTTACAATCATATTCACTAAAAGCAATAATTAAATCATTTTCTACATTATAAGTAAAAGTACCAGTAAATTTACCACCATGATAAGATAATCCACTATATGCTAAATAAATATTTTCATCTTTATCAATAGTCTTTTCATTATATACGAATATATCTAATTTATTAATATTAGCTTTAACTTTATTATAATCTTGAACAAATAAAACTATACCAGTATTGATAGGAATAATACCTCTAATAAGAAAATTATTACGATAAATATTATGTATAGCAGTTTGTATTAAAGCATTTGTTATTATAGAATTTTCATTAGTAATACAACTTTCATCATGACTAATTTTAATATTACGAGCATCAACTAAAGAAAGATTATCACAATCTTTAGGGTGTTTATTAAGATTAAGTTTAGGAACTACACTCATAATAACTTTTATATTAATTATAAAATATTATATATTTTGATAGCTATTTTTAGCTCTATATTTAATCTTGATTTAACCTAATATAATTAATCACTTGCTAACATAAAATTCAACATAAAGCTAATTTTAGCTATTCTCGTTTATTTATTACCCTTTTGGATTAAAGGTGAAATTAAAGAATGCGTTACGCCATTGTTTATGAGCACCATCAATATCTTGTCCACGATTAATAACAGAACGTTTAGCTTCTTCTTTAAGTTGTAACCATGTATAATAAGGATTAGTACCATATTGAGAAGCACTAAGATTAAACACAGGGTGTTTATATCCACGGCATAACATTTTATACATGCAATAAAAACCAATAGCTTCTACAAGAATTGCATTATCTGGAATAACAGGAAATTCACAACCATAAACTTTACTACGTTCAGTTTTGATAGTATCATATTCAATAGTAATACAATCAGTATCAAAATCAAGTTCAATTTTATTACCATCTATTATAACAAAATTATGATTACTATTAGTTGTTTTACCAACATAATTATACTCATTTACTCTATATCTACCGGGCCACTCTTTATCATTAAGAGTTTCAGCAAGAAGATAATCTGGAACTTTTGCAGGATTATCATTATGATAAATATCTGTTGTATTTACTGCATTAGAACTGCTCGTTTCACTCGCAGGTTCCCCCGTAGAGAAGCAACCATTACAGCATCGTTCACTATTAGCTTCTTTCACTTCACAACCTTTATTATCATAAACTTTAATATTAGCATTAGCTATTGGGCAAGCACTAATTGCTATTCTTTCCTTTACGGGGAGTTGAACTTTAGCTCTTTCAGTATTTAATATATTAAGTTGTCCCATAACTTCTAAAGTCCAAACTCCAACTCTTGGAATCCAATCACTATTATCAGGATTAAAATCATTATCTATTTTAGCAATAATTCTTTCTATATTAGTTGTATCTTGTTTAATCATATCTCATAAAATTTAAACATTTCTCTGGATACTTATATAACAATATATTAAGTTTATATCGTATATCTAATTGTAAATTATAAATATCTTCAATAGTATTACAAACAGTATCTGCTATTTGTTTATAACTCATACCTCTATACTTATTAGCAAGATATTCAGTATGTTCATATTGAAGAAATTTATCTTTAATCATTTTAGAATCTTTAAAACGAATAAGATATTCACCTTCTTTATTTTTAAAAACTCTATAATCTACACCATCATAAGGAATATTTCTAAACTTATACCAAGCTGCTTCATTTTCATCATAAAGTTTAATACCTTGAGCAAGTAATTCTTTTTTACGAGCAGCAGTAGCAGAATAATCAAGAACAGTTACAGTAGTACGATGTCTATTACTAAATTTCTTATATTTAATATAATAAGTACCAATACCGTAACCAAACTTATAACCTTTACCTTCAAGAATACATTTATGAACTTTGGCATAATACGCATTAATAATAGCTCTATATTTACTTGAAAGAATAGTACTACGTTTATTAGCAAGTTCTATAAATTTATTATATTTATATTCTTGTCTTAGAGTATTACAATATTTAATAAGTTGAACAATAATAAATTTATTATCATCTTCATTAGCAACAGAGAATAATTTAATAACTTTATTATAAAGTAATTCAGAAGTATTATATTCTTTATTTATCCATTCAGTTTTATAATCATCTAAATTAATATTATACGATTCAATAAGTAATTGTTTATTATTATCAAGATAATTATAAAGTTCTTCTTTATTAATTACAATTTCTTCTAATTCATTTTTATACTTAACAATATCTGTTTTAGCACTATAAATAAATTGAAGATAATAATTTTTAAATTTTACATCAGGTATCATAATATCTTTATCGTTATGCTAAATTAACAGAAGGAATTTCAGCAGTATCACGTATAACATTAGCATTCCATGTTTCAAGTATAAGTTTCTTAATAGAAGTAATCATATCTTCTGGTAGAAGAAATTCATCGTCATCACTTATAGAATCAATATCAAAAGGTTTATCATTAGTTTCTACTTCAATAATATGAGGATATTCAAATACAGATTCTATAACGATAGATCCTAAATTATTAAATTCAGAATCATTAATACAATTTATATAAATATATTCATTTATATAATCGTATGTAACACTTGGACATAAACCCGGAAGACTACCATAATATTTAGAAACAGATTCTTTAACAAAAGGAATAATGATAGGATTTTTAACTCCAGCAGTACGAACAGAATGAAAAGGAAGATTATTAGTTAGTCTAACAGGACGAGGAACTTTAACTTTTGTTCTCTTAATTTTAGGAAGAGGAAGATCTTTGGTTTGATAAATATCTCCGTCAGGAACATCAATAAGAGTAATTTTAAATCTTTGTTGTAGAACTTTATCTGTATAATTATGATTAGCATAACTATGACGTATAAGTTCATTACGAGCATGAATAATGCCAAGTTTGATAGCACGTCTTACAGGAATACTATCAGCTTGCTTTACAGAATGAGCAATTTCAGAAATAAGTTGATTAATACTTGCCATACATTTACTATTTATATAATTATACATTTCAATATTATAGCTGCGAGCAAATATAATATTACTTGAAAAAGAACAAAGAAAAGTAATAAATTTTTTGTATTAAGTATATAAACAACAAAAGCGGCAACATGTTTAGAAACACATATTGCCGCAACAACAAATCTAATATAAACTCAATTAGCTGTTTTAAAGTAATTCCAAGTTTTAGTACTACCAGAATCTTCATCTTTAAAATAAAAAGTAATAGCAGATTCAATAATTTTATTATATAATTCATTCTTATTAATATTACGGAACCATTCAGAATATAATCTAATATAATCATGATATTGAGCGTTAATAGCAACATAAACGTCCCATACAGTAATACTACTATTTATATTATGAACATATTTATCGTATATATTTTTAGCACAATCATAATTATATATTTCTCCTTTACAGATTTTACCATTATCAGCAGTATGATACATAGTGCTTACTTGCCATTTAGCATATTCTTCATCAAAATGAGCACCTTTAATAGATTCATGAAGTTTTCTCATAGATTTCCAAAATGTTTTATTATCTTGTTTTTCAACATAATCAAAAACATTATGTAAACTCATAATTCCATTATACAATTCAGTAGAAGAAACATTTGCTTCTTTATAACTATTTATAATATCTTTATATTTAGACATAAAATATTAATTTAAAATATTTTGTTTAAATGTTTCAATATCATTATAATCAAATACAAGTTGTTTATCAAAAGAAGGAATATTATTTTTAATATGAATATATGTAGATATACAAATAAATAGCGCAGCAACAAAATGATAAACAATAAGTAATTGAATATCAGAAATAGGTATTCGATAATAAGCATCTAAATTAGCTATTAAAAGATTAATAATATTAGCAGTAATTATAAAACGATGCCATTTACAAAAACCAAAAACATAACTACAAACATATAAAAGAAAAGTAGTAGTTATAGAATTACCTATTATAAAATCTAATAGATAACTAATAATATAAATATCGCTAAAACAATATAATGTATTATTAAACAACATACCTATCATTTGTATGATAGGTATGTACTTTATCAGAACTATAAATAGTCTTTTCATCAACAATTATTTCTTTTTACCTCCATTACCATATTGAGGTCTATTAATAGGAGGATTTGGTTTCTTAGGTCCAGCACTACCTGTACCTCTATTAGGTCTACCCATAATAATATTAGATTAAGCTAAAATACCAGCAGTTTTAAGATTAGCAAGTAAAGTATTAACTGCGGTTTTAACATCTTCAACTGTATCTCCTGAAACTTCATCAACAGTAGCTGCTTGTTTAACAAGACCAAGTTTTTCTTTTGTAGCAGCTTCATAAGTAGGAATTTCTTGAGAAAATTGTTCAGCTAATTGAAGAATAATATTAACTAATACATCTTTTTGTTCTTTTGCAAGAGGAACAGCTTGCATAGCACAATTAAGTTTTGCAGCAATTTCTTTCGTATTCATAATTATATATTTAATTTAAAGTTTATCAATATGTTTATAACCGACTCCAAGTTTATCAAATATAGGTTTAAGTAACCAACTATAAAAAACAGGAGAAAAAATAGCAGAATTAAGCAAAGTTATATAATCTTTATAACCAGAAAATATATAAGCAACAGTAATAAATATAATAGATATTATAAGAACAATACGTTTACTCCAAGTAGAAACTTTTTTATCTTTATTAATATAATCAATAAATTTAATTATAATGTAAGTTAGTATAACAATAGAAAAAATATAAGAAAAATTAAAGTGATTAAGTATATCACTAAAAACTACATTTGTAATATCCATAATATTATTTTAATTAACATATTGTTTATTATTGCTATCAACAATACTTAAATCAACATATATCTAAATATAATATCTTTATATTAAATAACAAAATTATAATTATTTATTTTAATAGTTTCCTAAAAAGAAAAAGTCTGATACAGCATTAATTAAAGTTGTATCATAAGGAGTTCCTTTTTTAATTATATTAATATAGTCTTTATTACTGCTTGCAATTTCAAGATTAGCAAATGTAGAAAAAGATTTTCCAGACGATATAGCATCTATACCAGAAGAATCAATATTATAAATAGATTCTAGAAATTTTATATTACTAACCATTTTATCATATTCAAAAACAGTAGGAATATACATTTTACATAGCGATTGATTATATCCATTATATATTGAAGGAAATGTTGCTCTAAAACGAGAAATCGACATAGTTCTATCAATATCCATATATTTTGAAATGGACATAAATATATTCATACCGTTTTGCTCATTTATAGAACTTCTTGCCAAATCGTTAATAATAGCTTGGTCAAAATTTTCAATTTGTATATATATTCCACTATAACCAATAACAGGAAAAGGTAAAAAACTTCTATATTCAGTATTAACAACTATACCTAATATCATATGGTCAAAAGTGCTATTGTAATATTCTAAAGGAAGAATTGTACCATCTTTTAGTAAATAATCTCCTGTTTTAAGATTATAATCCGTATGTAATTTACAAAAACGATTATCTGGATTACCAACAATTCTATAAGTTAATCCCGGTCTATTATAAATATAATATTCAAAATCTTCATTAGGAATTAGTTTATATTGATTACTTTCAGCATCTTGAAGATGTCTTAAACCATAAGCTGTAGCATTAGTAACTTGACTTTTATTAAATAAATATTGACCATGAAATGCAAAACTTAATTTATTAGTATTACTTGCAACATAAGTAGTATCTCCAATACCAAAACAATTTTTATCTTGTAAAAAATATAAATTAGTATTATTAATAGTAGTAGTTTGTGCACGTACTTCTCGATAAACATTTTCTATAACTCCAGCAAAAGGTATTTGAGGTTTACTTATAAGACGTCCTTTACAAAATAACCCTCCTTTAGGGAAATCATTAGCTGTAGTATTAACTACAGCTAATTCGTCAGATACAAGATCTCTCTCGCTTAAAAAATTAGAAAAAGTTCCATAAACATTAAATCTTTTAGCCATACTATTATATTAATTAGAAAAAGTATTATAATACTTTTTATGATTTGTATTATAATACTTTTTATGATTTATATGTATATTATACTTTATACTTCATGCCATGCAAATGCTTCAATTATAGCTTGTTCAACAACTTCTGTAATTTTTGAATTTATACCTTTAAGTTTTATACCATAATTACTTAAAGAAAGATAAGGTTCAGATGTTGGATCTATAATTAAATGAATATCTTTTCCTGTTACTCGAACGCCGTTAGTTCCTTGATAAACATCTATAAGACCGGTTACATCAAGATAAATAGCATCCTTACCAGCATCAGTATTAAAAGTAATAACAAGATAAGTACCCGGGTCATGAGATTCTGGATCTGTTACAAGCTCAACAGTATTAATCATACCGTCTTTAATGAATGCAGTAGCATCAATACTTGCTATAATAGAAGAATCAAAACCTTCAAGATTAATCTTCTTAGTTTCAGTATTATAAGTAAGATTAAGATGACCTTCTACATCAGTACCGTTTTTCTTAATAAAGTTTTGACCTGTAACATCTCTTAGAGCGGTCGTATCTTCAGCTTTAAGACCATTAGCTCCTAAACTAAGAGTAACGTTGCCTTGAGTAGGATCAAGTTTAATACCAACAGTAGGAGTTTGTGTAGTTCCACCTATTTCAATACCTTTATTAGCAGCAGCTACAACGCTTGTAACTTTACGTGTTAAATCATCACTTGTTGCTATAGAGTATTTAGTAAGATCAGAAATACTATCCCAACTATTTCCAGACTGAGTAACTTTAAATTTTAAAATATGAGTATCAATATCTTCACCACTTACAATAGCGTTAATTAAATAAGCGTTTATATTAATCTTAGATACTCTTACATAATATTGCCCATATTGAGTTTTAGCAATAAATATTTTTTTACTATCAACAGCTTCCTTAAAATCAGCATAAGGCGTAAGAATAGTACCAATTGTAGATACAGATTGTTCTGTAAGAGTTAAAATATCTCCAAGAAAATATATATTATCTAATCTTTCTAAATCTTCAGCAACAGCTAATTTTTGTGGAGTAATAGATTCAACACCTAAAGATTCAAGCCAATCATTATTATTATGTTTAATAACATATTTTGTAATTATAGGATTACCGCTGGAATTACTATTAATAGTTATAATAAATTTACCTTCTCCAACTACAGCTCCTTCATGATTTATAGATCCAACAGTATAATAATTATCAACAATACATAATAGTAATTTATTGTTATTATAAGCATCTAAAAAATCACTATATTCTCCTAAAATATCTACAATTTTACTTTTAACAGAACTTTCAGATAAAGTACTTAAATCAGAAATTGTATAGATAGGAGATTCTACAGCATTACCATCAACGCGAATCCAAGAAGAAATAGAAGTATAAGCGTCGGGATTAATAAGCATGAACAAAGCATTTTGTCCATTATAGTTAACAGGAACAATAAGACCTTTAAACAGCCAAACTTTACCATCACTATCAACCCATGTAGATTGTTGAGTTAATTCTTCATAAGTAATATATGTTTGTCTTGCGTCAAGTGGTGCTTGTTTTTTTACTTCAAGACTTGCACTAAAATTAAATGTGCCTCTTTCTCTTGCCATATCATTAACTCCTTTCTATTATTTACTAAATGTAATATTAAATGTACTTTCTCCATTAAATCCAGCATCGTTACGAGTATAAACTGCATAACTAACTTGTTTACCTTGAACTTCAATATTCTCAGTTGTCTTAGTAAATTTATCTATACCATAATTTTCATATTTACCAGACAAAGTATTAAGAAGTTCAACTTTAGTTAAAGTATATTTTACAGGAAGTTTAAAAGCATGTTTGTTAGGACCTTCAGCTTTAAATTTAACAGCACTAAGATTATTAAAAATAGTAAGTGCTAATTTAGCAAAAACTCCATTATTATCTTTATTAGTGAAATAAGGATATACACCAGTAATAGCTACAGCAGCACTATCAACTGTTCCTGCAGGAAGAGGAGCTTGATAGTTATTACCTTTACTATCTAAAGGTTGAGGACCTTGAGCATAAGCTGCTCTATATTTATAAATTATACTACCTTCAGGAATTTCTGTAGGAAACTTTTTGCTAGCAGGAGCATTATTTATATAAATAAATGATTCATTAGATTTCAAATCACCACCTCTATTTTGTTTTTTAACTCCAGCTATTTTAATAGCACCGGGATTATATCCTGTATTAAAACTTTCAGCAACAGGAACAGAAGCACCTGTAGTACCAACTTCTTGAATTGTAGGAGTAGTAGAAGTACTCCTCAAACTTAAAAAAGCAGTAGGATTCTCAAATGTAGGATTAACAGTAGGAAATATAAGTTCATCAAAAAGCTGAGAAAAAGTTTTATTTTTAAGTTGAGCTACAGTTGTTCCAGCAGGAATACCTCCAAGAGCATTAACAGTAGCAATATCGTCAGCTAAAGCAGATTTATATTTAAGTATTTCAGCTAAATCGACAGTTTTACTTGAACCGTCAACCATAGTAATTTTAAGAGTAGTTCCTTCAATACTAACAGCGCTTACACCACCAGAATAAGAAGTACCATTAACTAAAAGCTCGTGAGTATCAGTAGCAAAATAAAGTTTATCTAAATGATCAGCAGCAGGTTTATAACTTGCTTTGAGACCACTAAACAATATACCTGTAAATTCGGTAAGAATTTTAGTTTGCAAATCGTTATATTTCATTACTTTTATATTTTAAATGATGATTAATAATTTAATGCCAATTAATAATCTTTTCAATTATTGAAGTAACTGTTTTATTGGCAACAGCATTGTTAGAAGTATCGTCAAGAACAACATCTACTTTTAAAAATATTTGTTCTTGTATGGAATAAACTTGTTTCCATTTATAATATTCGTCAACTCGTAAAAAATATTGATATTTAGAAATTTTATCTTCTCCAAAATACATATACTCAATAACAACAGTTAAACCATCAATACCAGCAATAATAACATTAAGAATTGAAGCTTTTGTAAGAACAATATTATTACTTAAAACAGCCCTTTTTAAATCCAAATAATTTCCTAAAACTATTTCAAGACCTTCAGGATTAGTATTAATATTTATATTTTCAATATTGCCCGGAATACGATAAAAACCGTTAGTAGAAATAACACTATATAATTTTTGCCAATATTCTTCATTAGTAATATCAGTACCATTTGGAACTTGTTTACGAGATATATAATTATAAGAACCATCAGTAACTAAACAAAGTTTATCATAATCCTTTCTAATATCCCATACACCATCACAACTAATACTTACTTTTCCTATATTCCTCTCATTAGTAACCATATCATTTATCTTTAACAATTAAATCTTCGTCTTTTAGTACAAACTCTTTAGTATTAGAATCTTCAATAACTTGTAAATATCCGCTATCAACATCAACATCTACTTTAGGAATATTATTTTCACAACTTACTCTTGCTTTAAGATAATTATTGTCCAAATAAACAAAAACATCTTGTTGAACATAATCACCTCCAGTATAGAGTTTATCAATTTGAAAAGTAATATATTTTATTAGCAAACCAGCTTCTTTATCCTTTTTTAATGCTTTACAAGCTATTGCGGATTGAAAAGTATTCCAACAATCAATTATAATTTTATTATTACCTTTACAGGTAGCAGAACAATCATTAATTATTTCTTTGCCTATATTAGACATTAAAATAAGTAGTTTATGATATATACAAATATAATCTTGTGGAATAGTCAAATAAACATAATTAACATCGCTCATACACAATTTATATTTAAACTATTAATAATATTAGCAAGATTATTTAATTGTTCTTCGGTAAATAATTGACTATTTTCTATACAATGTATTAAAACAGGAATAATCATATTCTTTGTTTCACAACATTGATTTTGAACAAAACCAATATTCATCAAAGCAATACGATTAACTCTATTATTAATATCTCTTATAATTAAATAATTATCTGACATAAGTATGACACTGTTTCATAACAATAGAAATATATCCGTCAATTTTTATATTAATTTTATTATTTATATTATATAATTTTTCTTCTTTAGAAAATTTATCATTATATATAATTTCAACAACATCTTCGCTTATTTCTGTTTTCCATTCAGGTTTTATATAATAGCATATTTTATATAAAAACATTAAATTATATAGCCTATAATAATTAGATTCTACAATATAATGAATATTTTCAATAATATTTTCTTTATTATTATCTATATTATTAATTACAACAACAGAAATAGCGTGACGAATAATAGAATTAGCGAATGTTTTAAAAGAATTTTTAATAGCATAATCTCGTTTTTCTTCAGCATCGTTAAGAATATCTTTAGTGATATAATCTAAAAACGAATTTAATTTACGAAAACATTCAGTAACTTCTTTATTAATTTTAACGGCATTAGATTCCTTTTTAGTATCAATTACCTTAATTATAATAAGATAAATAAGAACAATAACACCGGGAGTTATTCCTAAACGTAAACTTTCTAACAATTCTCCCATATTCTATAAGAAAACTATCGTTAAGCTATTTAATAGCAATAACGATAGTTTTTATTTTAAAGGTTTAACCTGCAAGTGCTTTACAAACAGTTTCAAAAGTAGTAATCTGTGCAGCACCAGTTGGAAACGCAACTTGTACAATTTGATTAACAACTTCATCTCTTGTCTTAACATCTCGAGGTTCAGCAAAAGACAAAGTGAAAATAGTAAATCCTTTATCAGCAGCATCTGAAACTTCAAGAGGATTAAGAGGATAATGAGGTCTCATTAATTCTCCAGCTTCTTGATATGTATATTCAAATCCAGCATCAGCTGCAGCTTTATTTGCTAAATCAATAATATATTGAGCATCTCCATAAGCAGCTTTTCCTTTTTTAGTAGAAGTAACAGCAAGACCGGTAAGTAAATCAGCAGGAATTACTTCATAATCCATACCTACAACTTGTCCATCGATAGTCAATGTTGCTTCAGAAGCAGTAGCTACAACTTTAGAGCCAACGGTGTTGTTATTAATAGCTTTAGCCAAAGCCTCTGCAAGCTCATTAGCAGTCTTATTTACATCTTTAACGTAAACAGAAGCAGTCCATTTATTACGTTGATTAAATCCGACACCCTTTAGAGCAACAATCATTGAATACTCACCAATCGTAGTAGGAGCAGGAATAGTAAATACTTGTTTAAATACTTCACCAGCTTGATAAACTCCTTTTACATAAGAAAATTTATTTTTATGAATAGGAATTACAACATGACCTCCTTTATCAACAGGACGATTAACAATCAACATGCAATCTTTAATAATCTCTGTACCAGTAGTAGTAGGAAAAATAGTATTATCAGATTTTCTAAAATAAAAACCAATCGCACCATCAACTACACTATCATTGCTTAAAGCAGTAGTAGGATAAGCAACGTATTTACCTAAAAGAAATTGTCGCATAACTCTATAACTATTTTAATAAATTAAGAAAATCGTTTAATTTTTTTGTTGAGACATCGTTGGACTAATAGAAGCAATATACTTTTTAACAGCTAACTGAACTATTTCCTCATGAAGATATTCAGGTAAATCACAATCAACACCTTCATTTTGACCTTCAACATTATATTTAACAATCTTAGGATTGTCAATATAGCAAATCTTTATTCCATCAATAACCTTTTTGTCATCACTCTCAGTCTGACCTGTCATAACTTTGAGAACAGTAAGATAATTTTCAGCTACTTCTGTAAACATTGTTACAATAGGTTCATTAATTGTCGGTCGAGTACAATAATCAGTCAAAGCGTCAGAAAGTCTATCGGGCTCTATTAGTCTACAATGTACATCTTTTTTGCCGTTTTTGTAATCAATATAAAAATCAGTATATAATAAAACATTATGGAAATCAACAATAAGCTCAAAAGGATTATCATTAAAATAATCACTTTCTGTAATATCAGTATGATGAACTCTATAAAGAGTTCTCAAAGCATTAATTGGAGTAATAGAAGCAGCTTGCGATAATATTCCAACTTGAAGTGAATTAGCAACATTTTTACTAATTATATTTCTAACAGTTTCATTAATTGCTGCATTCAGATATACGTCTATAGACTCTGGAAGAATACCTCTAACAAGTTGTAAACCCATTACTTGCCCAAACGTTCTAAACTCATTGTGCATTTCCTGTATAGTCATATCAAATAAGATTTAATTTATGATTATAAGCAGCTACCATAGAAGCATTCTTTGGATCTTTAAACCAAGCAATAGCTTCTCCAGTATTAGCACCTATTAATTCTCCATCAGTAGTAGTAATATTTTGACTATATTGAGAACGAACTAACTCTCCACGAGCAATAAGTTTTTCAATAACAGCCATAAGTTTAATATCCTTATTATATACTATTTTATTGAATTTAACAGGTTCATTAGAACTAAATTTATCCAAATCAATTTCCTTATCAAGTTGTGGTCTATTCAAATAAGTAAGAACAGGCAAAGAATTAAGAACGCAATATTGAACATAAACAGCTTCAAATAAAACACTATCAGCTATACAAGCAACATAATTAGATTTTGCTTTATTAACTTCAAGTCTATATTTGCGAAGTTTATCAGCTTCTTTCTTATCATCTTTAAAATAAAAACGTATAGAAGTATCAGAATTAATAATAGACATATCTTTTGCTACACTATGATACAACAAGCAGTGTCTATACATAAGATAATCTTCTACATTAATAGGATAACCAACTTTATGTTTTTGAGATTCAAGAAGATTAAGAGCATTAACTTTAGCTTTAATAGCTGCTTTAATTTCAACATCGCCTCTACGTGGAGCTTTTTGATAAGTTTCTTCGATAGCCTCTTCTTTAGCTTTAAATTTATAATAATCTTTCTTATGATAATAATAAAAACTAATATCAAATGTTTTTCCTAATTCATCAACAGGAATACGAATATTATTAAGATATTGTTTTACTCTTAACATAAAAGAAGGATCATTAGGAGAAAGACCGACAAGATTAGGAAAATATGCGTTGACTTCTTCTTGATTAGCTGAAATAACCTTAGACGAATTAAAACAACTTCCAATATAATCAATACGTTTAGGAAGTACTTTATCGTTTGCTTTACGATACAACGAAGTATTCTTAACAAGCATAATCGTTATAGAACGAACATCAGTATAAGGTTGATTTTCACTTAAATCTTCTCTGTCAGCACTTTTTTCTATATCAATCTTAGAAGTAGTGGGTTGTTGAACAGTATCAACTCCCTCTACAGGGGATTGAACAGAATCATTAACTGTCTGTTTATTTATTTCGGTATTTGGTTTATTAAATCCAAATGTCATACCACTGTCAGAACTATTTTGCATATGAATTAAATTTATAAGTTAAAATTACAGTTCACACTTAATAAGGAACATCTTGGTAGAATTATTAACTTGAAGACCAAGAGAAGACATAATTTCATATCTACTCATATCTATTTCAGTAGAAATATAATTACTATCAGGAACTCCCCAAGAAGCAGGAATATCACTCATACCTTTAAACACTTTAGCTTTATAGATTTGTCCTTTACGACGAACAATGCGAACATTACGTTCTCCATCATAAGAACTAAAATCAATAAAACATGCTTGGTGAGAAGTAATAGGAAGACCTGTACGAGGATGAATTTCACCATTCTGTTTAGCAGCTTCTGCAATAGTTCCTTTATCAAAGAAAGAACAATGTTTAACTGTAATAGTATGACCTTCAACAGTTTTATATTTACGGAAATATGCGCCATATTCAAGACCACCACTCATAGTACCAATTTCTTTATCTCCGAGAGGAGTCAAGAAACCATTCTGTTTAGCGTCCATTTTCATGGCATCATCAAAATCTTCAATAAAACCTTTACCGCCCATAAGAACAATATCCATTGTTCCACTATCGGTATCTCTATCGAGTACATCACCAACTATACGCTTAATCTTATTAAGAGTCAAAAACTCTCCATAAGTATCGTAATTAGATTCACGACAAATCTCAAGCATACCAGAAGTATGAGGAATAGGTTTACCATTATCACGATCTTTAAGAGTAATCTCTCCATTCATATTACGGTTATATTCGGCAAGCCAAAGACGTTCTTCATTCATAATACGCATATGAATATGAAATTGTCGCATCTCTTCATTAATCCAAAGACGATTAGTTGTTCCATTATTGTCTTTAAATTCATATTCAGTAACAGTATTTGCAAGATTACCAGCAATTTCTTTAGAATAACGATGGAACTCAAGTTGAGAAGTCATTTTACCCGGTCCCATAGAATTACTTCTATTACCTTTAGAATATGATTCAGAAACAGTAGGGGCAGCCAAACTCCAATATTTACCTACAGCAAGCAATTCATCAGAAATATAAGCATTGGGATCAGGATTAGTCAATTTAATAAGATAAGCATATCCATAAGGAGACTCGCCAAGATCTTTCTGAATACGAACTTGAGTACGACCATCAGGTCCAATCAAACCATATTGTTCAATAAACCAATGAGTACTGGTGTGAATTTCAATTTCAGCACCACCAAGACCAGCTTTTCCACCAGCAGGAATATCGCAATGAGTAATGAAATCAGTAAACTTCATACGACCCATAGTATTCCAAACCCATTGAACAGTATGAACATCAACAGTACCTGCTTGCCCTTGACCTTCTGTCATAAATGTCAAAGGAAAACGGTCATCGTCCATACCGTAGTTATAAGTAATAAATCCATTTATTTCAGCAGGTTTTTGTAGCTGAAGATAAGAGATACTATCTTCATTAGAATATCCTCTATCATCATACTTTCCCTGCGAAAGTACACGCATTTTGTAAAACATAACTAAATTCTTTTTAAAATACTATTAATAACTAAAATTAATATCTTTCTTTTGATTATTATTAGTAGGTTTAGTTACTCTATAAGAAGTAGACTTTTCTTTAGCTTTAAAACGAAGTTTATTTACAGTAGCTTTATTAATAGCCATATCTACAAGATTAGAATAATTTCCACCAACAAATTTAAGATAAGCACGAAGAATTTCATCATCTCTACGACTTTCAGGAGTTTCTTGTAACAAATCTTTTACATAAGCAGATTGTCCATTTTCGTCAACTCTATAAATATAATTAAAAAAGTCTTCTGGAGAAGCAGATATTTTCTCACCATTACGACTAATAATAATATTTTCTGGAATTTGATAACCAGCAATATTACGATTCTTAATTACATCATGTACATCGTTCCAATATTTTTCAGTATCAGCAATCCGTTTATCTTCAATTTCTTTAGCTTGCTTTTCCATTTCTTCTTTATAAGCTCTATCGGATTCTTGCAAACCTTCAAGTTCTTCTTTTGCAATAGCAGCTAAAGTACCATTAGATTTAAGATAAGCAATATAGTTATCTACATTACCTTTTCTTCCTTGTTCACTCCAAGCAGTTCTAATAATATATTCTTGTTGCGCTTCATTAGCATCATCAATTGTAATTCCACTTCTATCAGGAACTTCTCCAAATCCTTCAAGAGAATTACCATTAGCAATATAATAATTTAGTACATCATTTAAAATAGGATAACGTTGATATAATGTGTTGATAGCAGTTTCATAATGCTCTTCTTTAGCAGCTTCTATAACTGCGTTCATATAAGATTTAATTCCCTCTACTGTATTTTCAAATTCAACAGGTTTATCGTTTTCATCTGTAACAGTAATTCCTATAGCATTTTGAATACTTTGAATATTTAATTCTTCAGTATTATCGTCAATTTTATCAAGTCCTTCAAGAAAAGACTTAACATCTTTAGCTTCTTTAAATATATTTCCAGAAGCATCTATAAGATTACCTTTATCATCTACAGTATAAGAATTATTTCCAATTTCTACAACATCTCCTTGCGATAATTCGGAATCATCATTGTCGGTACTTTTATCATTACCATCATTATTTCCTTTGTCATTACCTTTGTCATCATTGTTATTGTTTCCTTTGTCATCATTATTGTTACTATTATCTCCATCATTAATATCATCAAGATTAGTAGTATCATCATCAGGAGCTACAGTTTGATTATTAATATTAGTAACATTATTCTTTGTGTTATTCACATCGCCCGCACCGTTATTATTATCGGTTTGCATTTGGGCATTACCAAAACTAAAATCCATAATCGTTATTATTTTGTTATAGTTTACTATCACGAATATAAGCACAAACTATATCACAAACAATATTTATTTCAAAAACATAAACAGTATAATCGTCAACAACTATAATATTATCTATACTGTTTATGTTATATAAGCTGTTTTTGAAGCTATTTTTAGCTTGATTTTTATTTACGTTGAACATTTGATAACGTTGAAAAAGAAAGTCTAAATTACAGCTAAAAATAGCTATTTATGAATATAATTTGCCCTATTCCAACATATCGCTTTTGATACATCAAAATAGGGCAACAATATAACTAACTATATCAATAACTTACTTTTTACTCTTAGATTTACCTTTAAAATCATATCTGTTTTTATTCTCTTTAGCAATCTTATATTTAGTATCAATATCGTGCATTTTAACTTGTCTATCTCGTTCTTTATTAACCATATCTAATAAAGTCTTTTGTCTATCTAAAGCTACTTTATCTTGTTCAACTCTTGAACGAGCTTCATTAAGTCTATCAATACCAGCTTCTTTGTTAGCATCACTTACTTCAGCATTATAGCTTATCATATTAGCATCAGCACGAATTAGTTCAATTTGTTGATCAATATAACCTTCAAGTTCTTTAGTTTTTCTATCTTCTTCTCCTTTAGCTGCAATCTTTTTAAGTTCAAATTCTTGACGCATTTGTTCAGTTTGTTGTTCCATTTGTTTAAGTTGTTGTTCATGAGCATCTTTTTCTTCTTGAAACTTTTTAATAAGTTTACTAATAGCAGCAACATTATCTCCAGTAATAGCAGCAATAGCCATCATACTATCACCATTTTGAGAAGCATTAAATGCAAATTGTTTAAGTTGATTAAGTTTTTCTTGTTCTTTAGTAGAATTTTTAGCTTTAATAACATAATCAGCATATATATGCTTATCTACATCAAGACTAATATACTTTAATTTACCGTCTGCTGAATCTCTATATGCAGTATCAAGACCGTCAATCCATGCAAGTTTAGAATAATCCATATCTCGATTATAATCATAACCACGAAGATTATCCATCATAAATTCTATAATAACACTACCCATACTACCTCTAATAATAGCTTCTTCGGTAGACGCTTTTCCAGCATAATTACCAATTTCACCATAACGTTGAGGAGTCATATCAACTTGCATATTAGCAGTTTGTTGAATTTCATTAAGTAAAGAACTTAATTGAGCAATATAATCTCCAAAAGAAGCAGTAAGCATACGAACTTGCTGTGCTCTAAGCATTCCTTGATCATTTTCATCATCAATATACAAAATACCATCAGCAAGCATTCTATAAATAGTTTCTTCAGGATATTTACCTAATAAAGATTTAGCTATCATAAGAATATTAAGTTTGTTTTTAGCAATAACCATTTCTCTATGATAAGCTACAATATTATAAAATACTTGAAAAGGAGTAACTATATCTACAATACTAAACTTTCCAAAACCCGGAAGAACTTCATTAATGCCGTTATAAGGTAATTTTCCATTACGATTATAAGCTATAGCTCTCGCTCCATAAGGATAAATAGCATCATGTCTTCCACCAATACGAACACTTTCATAAACTTGTGGTTCATACACATATTCTAATGAAATATCCCCCGTAGAGACATTAAGTACATAATCATCATTCTCAACTCTACTATCTATTAAACCAGCTTCATTAACAAACGTTACAATAGCTCTTCTTACTTCACCTCTCCAAACTACATGCCAAACATCATACAAATCCATATTATAGTCTCTTTGCATATTAGGAGAACGTCTAAATAATTCTCTATCAGCTATACTATATTTTTGGCAAACATCTGGAAAATAACTTTCATAAGTGGAAAAAACTAAATCTTTAGTATTAGCTGGAGAATGTTTAGCATAATAAGTATTAAGAAAATCTCGTTGTTTATCGTCAAGATAATCATCAAATTCATCAATAATTTGTTGATAAGACATTTTACGTCTACAAGCAAACATATCGTCATTTTCTCTAAAAGAACTATCTGTGTTAATAGGATAAGCATCTCTTGGAGAAATATTTCGTTTAACTAATTTTGTACCAACAACATCAGCATAAGTATAACACTCACCAAAACTCACAAAATCAAAATATGCTCTTGCATAAAATATTTCATCATCAGTAATATCCCGAATTACATTAAGAATCTCTTGACCTTGTGCAGATATATCATCTACATAATTCTCATTAAATTCTTTTGTAAAAGCTTCAACATCAATAGAATCTTGAGGATTAAATTGTTGAGGATCATTACCACCGTTAATCCATTCTTGATAACTTTGTTGAATACGAGCAGCAATACGTTGTTGAACAAGTAAAGATAATTCTTGTCTAAGTTTACGATTACGAGCAAGCATTACTTCTGGATTATTAGCTCCTACAATAAAATCATGAGGATTTTTAATATATTCACTAACATATCTTCTTATAATACCTTTCATTAAATCATAATTGCGCATAGTAGCAGGAAAACGTTTAAATTTTTCTTGAGTAGCATTATAAGGATTTAATATCTTTTTATAAAATTCATCAGGAATATTACCATTAAGAATAGCATATTTTATTTCTATTTCTGAATTATCGCCTCTATTAGCAATACCTTGAGCTATAATCCAATCACAACAATTAGCTGCCCAAGCAGCGTCTTTTTTATCACTCGGAATGCGTTGTAAAGGAAAATCAAATTCTTGTATGTTACTTCTCATATAATTATACTATTAATTAAAACCACGGTCTTGATAATATATTACTATCATAATCATCAATATTTTCACTATTAAGTTGCTTTCGATTACTAAGTTCATCTTGCGCTTTAAGATTCATAGCTTTCCATTCAATTCCTCTAAGAAGCATAGAAGAAACACGGTCATAATTACCTTTAACACTCCATTTCTTTAATTCAAGAATAGTTTGATAATCATATATTCTATGAAAATTTCTTAAAGTATTTCCAAATTCATCTTTACCAATTTCTTCATAAAGAAATTCTTTAGTAAGACGAATACAATCTAACTTATGTTGTTCACCAGAAATATTATAACCATAAGTAGTATTAATTTTTCCTTTAAAAGTAGGATCAAAAACTTCTAATGGTTCACAAGATAAATATTTTAAAGCATTCCATTTACGAAAATTAGAAACAGTTTCACCTCGGTTTACTTCGACATTAGTTGTTCCAATACAATTATAATATTTAGCTAAAAGATAACAAATTCTATCAGCTTCTTCAAGAGTATCAGGACGACCATAATAAGTACAAACAAGTTTTTGTTTAAAACCGTTAAGATAATGAGGATTTTGCCAAACCATAATACTATTGTGAGAATGTTTCATAGTAACCTCATCTTTATTTTTATTAACACCTACAGGGTCATAATTAATACTATATAAACCAACAGGTATTTCTTTTATTACTGCTCCATCAGCTCTTTTAGTTTCAACATATTCTGGAGTAAACCAACGTCTAACACAACCATGAGGATCCTCATGTCCTCGTCTTGGAACGCCTACAATATAATCGTAAGTTTTCTTATTTTCAGAATGTAATTTAGCATTACTTTTAAATATAACTTTACCTTTTTCGTCAATTTCAAGATTACCGTCTACATAAAAATGTAAATCAGTATCTATTCTAAGTCTATCTTCCCAAGCAGTTAATTCTTCTGAACTAAATATATTTTCAGAAGCACTACTGAACGATTCAGCTGGAAAATTAGCATATTGACCAAGATAATTAATATAATCAGAATATTTCTTTACACTATTTTTCTTTTCAATTCTTTCTCGACGAGATATTTCAAGACCAACAAGTATATTACTATTACCGTCTTTATCTATACCTTTAACACCGTCTATTTCTCCCTGCAAACCCCAACAATATGCTTTAAAGAAACCACAAGTTTCATTACGACAATCTTTATCCCAAACATTTTCAAAAGGCATAAAATTAAAACCTTTAACATTATAAAAATTTTGTTCAAACATTTGCATATTACCAGAAGTAGCAGTTCCCCAAGCACATAACATACCTGTAGTATAAGCACCCGTTCTCATTGCAGGTTCAGTAACATTCATAAAATCATCAAAATTTTCCATTGTAGAAACTTCCTCTACTTTAACTTTAATAGCATCTTTACCAATAGCACAATCTGGATTATTAGCAGCGCTTACGCTAATAAGCGCAGAACGCCAAGATTTATCAGCTTCAACGCCATTTGGAAGTTTATAACCTAAACGAAAATCAGACTTAACAGTACTAAGTATTCCACGAACAAAAGGAGTATTTTCTTCATAAAACTTTAAATCATTAACAGCAAAATCTGTAAGACCGCCTGTTTGAGTAAGATATTTTTTATCAACAGCAACATGAATAACTACTTTACGAGATTCGCAATTAACAGCATTAGCACTATCTGCGGCCATGATATAAGAAAATCCACCACGACGAGTTTTATCAATCAATAAATGAAAACCATTTTTTTCAGCAAATTCAAGTATATTAAAAATCCACCATTGACTATCAATAAATAAAGGTCTTGCATATTTCTTTTTAGCAGTTGATTTCATACCGTTAACAACAGTAGATTCATCAAGCTGTTCAATTCTACAATAATTAAGAAAATTATAATGACTACCAGTAATATGAATATTCTTAATTTCACCATTAGCTAATTTAAGACAAGGAGCATCAAAACCATATTTACGTCTATATTGCTCTCTACGTCTAAATTGTCTATGCGGAATAGAATCTTCTTTATAAGCTGTATATCTTCTATTATTATCAAAATAAATTCCTACTTCTTGAAGTAATTCTGTATTAACAAATTTAGCAGTAGGATCAATATTCATTAAAAACCCACCGCTATCGCCAACAAGAAAATAATCATAAGGATCATAAAAGCCACATTCTGAAGCCTTTTTATATTTCTTTTCTTTGTCAATTTCATTAATATAGTCCAAAAAAGGATAACTTTCCATAATAAACTATTTTATTAAAATAGTCACTATAGTAACAACTATAGCAACTCCAGCAATTCCACCAAATATTTTAGATTTAACTTTTTCTCTTTCTAAATCTTTTCTTATAGTTTCATTTAATTTAGCGTTTACAAGAAGTCTTTTTTGAAAATCATTAATAACATTTTCTTGTTCAAGAATATATTTATCTTTAAGAGTAATTATAGAATCTTGTTCTATAATAATCTTTTTAAAATATTTTCTTTCAATCATTTTAATATTAGCTTTACGGAGTAATTCAATAGGAATAGCAACTTTAATAGTGTCTGACTTCCATTCAATCCCCCGTAGAGAAGTATCATATTTATCATTCGCTAACAAGCTCATAAAATTGCTTAACAACATTGCTATCGTTAGCATTAATAGCTTCTTGTATATCATCTTTCAAATCTTCTTTTATATTATATATAATACTATCTTTTTCAATTAAACGATATTTTATACTATCTAAAAATATATGATTATATGTAGTATCTTGTATAACAATGTTATCATTAATATTACTTTTGGCTTTCCTATAACCAATAGTATATCCAACAGAAAAAACTATTAAAGTAATAATTAACAATAACAATATCTTATTAAACTTTTCCATATTGCACTAAATTATGTTTAAGTTCTGGAGTAAATTTACCTGTAATAGTCATATTGCAAACTTGTTGAGCGAGTCTAATAGAAGTAGTTACTCCACAATTAACAGCGGTATCAAATAATTCATGGGCTATTTTTTGACTTGGAATGTCATCGAGTTCAAGTCTATCCCAATAATTAATTTTATAAATTCGTTTAACTTCATTAGTAATTTCTTGATTATTTTTTAATCTATTATTAATACCTTTAGTACCAAATCTTTTTTTAATATCATCAATAATATTCCACATTTTAGAATTTGGATTATATCGTCTACTTATACCAAGATAAGTTTCTCCACCAATATCATCAGGATCATCAACATATCCTCCTTCAACTACTATTACTTTTTTAAATTCTTCATCAAAATTAGCCATAATTATTCTCCTTTCAAAACACGATTAATCCAACCTTTGTAAAATTTCATTTGAGAAGGTTTTTTATCAACAAGATTTGTATAATATTTAATACGACTAAGTTTATATCTTGCAACAAATAAATCTTCTCCAATAGAATCTCTAACACTATTAAGACTATCTCTTGTTAATTGAAGTTCTCGTTCAAGATTAACAATTCTAATAACATTAGAATTATCAGATATAGTATCTTTAACAGGTACATATATTATTTCTCCCTCTACGGGGGATTGAACACAAGCAGAAACTGCAAGAACGGCAAGAACGGCAAATATTATATTTCTCATAACATTATCAAAATAAAGTTTTAGAAGCTATTCTTGAAGCAGCAATATTCTTACGTCTATCTTCAAGAATATTAATTATTTCAGTTCTAAGATATTTCATTTTATGTACAGTAACAATTTCTTTAGGATTCTTTTTAAGATGATAAAGACCATCTGGAAAACGTTTAGGCATTCCAT